ATCGGTGATCATTTGAATGGGAATTCACTTGATTGTCGGAGGGCAAATCTGAGGTGGACAACGCCAAAGATGAACCGTGAAAACCTGTATGGGCGTGCTTCGAAACAAATGGATATGTTCAAATGAGGAAGGAAAATAAAATGATTAAAGTGGTGGCAATAATCCTTGTTTTTTGCACTCAAGCAAAAGCAGAAGAAGCTTATGAAAACCTTGTTAATTATATGGCTTGGGCAAATGGATGCCATAAGTATCTAGGAGGTTATGGATTTTACCAAAATTCAAAAAGAGAGGCTCTGGAGATTTTTGAAAAAACAACCGGAGATTACACAGGCTCCTTGCTGCGTGTCGATAAATTGGATAAAGAAATAAATTCAATGAATCTAGATGATATTTTAGAGAAAACTCTGAAAAGAGAAAAATACATCGACAAAGTAAACATATGTCTTGAAGGCTTAAATGACAGAAAACAGAAATTATTAGTTTCTTTGGTGAAGTGAAATGAATAAACACTGGTCTGAAAAGCTGCAATGCGTCTGTGGCAAGACGTTCAGCAACTATCAGCAAGAGGCTTTTCATCGTCATAACTTCCCTGCAATGTGCAAAAAGAGGAGAATAACATGCAATTCTATCAATGGGCATACATCATCGTCAATGGATGGATCCTGCTCTGCTCAGCAGCAATCATCTGGGTAGTGTTTGAGATTGTTCGATGCTGGTCGAAGGGCGAAAAGTTCTTCTGCTCGTGCTATGACAGCCGTTATTGTGACTGTGGAAAAGGAAAAAGCAAATGAACGACAACCAAACAATCAGCCAAGAAGAGATGGATCTGGCCATTGAACTGCGGAATTCTATCTCTCGACACGTGTCGGATGCCATCCTGAATTCGATACCTGATGGTTCGAGTCAGTTTGTCATCGGTGAAGTGCACTTTGGTTGCATGTGGATTATCGTGTTCACATTGGCCATGGCAGGCATGCCGTCGGAGGTAATTCATACTTGCGTCCATGATGCAATTGTGAAGGCAGAGATGATCAGGACGAATGGCGGAAGCTCTCTGATATTGCATTGAGGACGGTGCAGGATGCAGAAAAAACGATGATTTTTATGGCCGTTCGAGGACTGGTCTGGAGTGTTCGAATTGTCGCAAAAAACAAAAGATGGGAAAACAAGGACTTAGGTGGTTCGGAATTCCATTTATTCTAAACTTTCCCCTTTCCCACGGGAATTAAGGAGGAAGGATAATTTTAGGTAAAAGACCTAATCTTTAGAAAAATCGGAAATTGGAACCTGGAGGCGATCTGACATGATAGAACAAGAATTACGAAAGTTGGTTAAGAAGCACTGGCCTGGTTGGGTTGATTGGCTTGAGCCAACTGGCAATGCTGGTGTTGGTCGCCCTGATATGGATCTGTTGATTGCTGGCAACATCGCGCCTGTCGAACTCAAGATTGGTTGTCTTGTTGGTGATGTGTTCAAGATCGAGCGAATGCGCCCTGACCAGATCTCTTGGCAACATAGGTTCTATGGTGCTGGAGGAGTATCATTCTTTCTGATCGCTAACTCTACGAAAGAGATTTGGTTGGCCAGAAAGATTATTGAGGCCAAGGAGCCTTATTACACATGTGACTTGAAGGTGCAAGTAGAGTTAGAGTTGTTTGGTGCACAGATATCTGAAACAATCAAACACTGGAGGAAACAGTGAGACAATTCTACTTGCTATATGTTTGTGAAGGGAAAGAGATTGACTTGGCTAACAAGTATGGTGGTCTGTGCCCAACAAGAACAATACTCAAATACCCAAAGCACCGAAAAAGCAACAAGCCTGTCAAGGTTGAGGTTGCTGCATTCCCTGCTTACACATTCATCCCTTGTGACAATCTTGGCAATGCCTTGTTGGCTCTCAAGGATAAGTTCGTGTATTATGTGGTCAAATTCTCAGATGACTTCTCAAAGGTAAGTGAAAGAGAACTTGGTTCAAGTAAACCAGTTGAGCAGCCAAAGAAACAATACTCTGTTGGTGATGAAGTAATCATCCTTCTTGGTGATTGTCAGATCAAAGGAACATATGCTGGAAACAACAAAGCTGAAGTATTTTTGTTTGATCGCAATATTTTTGTTTCCATATAGGAAATTCTCAGGCATATAATATTCGGACGCGATCCGTTTCAGCGATTCGAATGTGCCGAGAAATGGCGTCTGCTTAAGAAAGCACTCAGAATAGCTTTCTTGCCAAGGCTAAGCCATGTCCGACAAAAACCCCAAAAAAGATACCAGATTGAGCATCATCCTGAAAGTGTGCAAAGCACTTGAGGATGATGAAGCACGTTCATTGCGTGAAGCATGTCGTATTGCTGACATACCTCGATCAACCTTTTTGGGATGGCTCGATAACGCGAAAGTCCTTGGGATTGACGAGTTAACCATCGATCGTTACGCGCGAGCAATTGGCACCATCATTGATCGATATGATGATGAGATTGAAACTCTGGCTATGGGGCTTCACCGATCGACTGACGGCAAGATGCGACAGGTTGATGACGCTGCTAACGTAGCGAGAGACAAACTGGCAATCGACACCAAGAAGTGGCTGCGTGCAAAGGCGATGCCTAAAAAGACTGCAGAGAAGCTAAAGCACGAAGTCGGTGGTGTTGATGACAAGCCAATTGAGCACTCTATCAAAGTCGAGTTCGTCGAAGCTCCAGATCCCGAAGAAGTTTAGGCGCATATTCGAGCCTAGCCGATACAAGGCATTCTTTGGTGGTCGAGGCAGCGCGAAATCACACACCATTGCTGCTGTTCTTGTGCTCATGGCCAGCCAGCAAACATTGCGCATCCTCTGTGCACGCGAGATACAGAAGTCACTGAAGTCATCGTCAAGGCAGTTGATCATCGACAAGATCAACGCTCTTGGCCTTTCGCACTTCTACAAGATAACAGACTCAGAGATCAGAGGCAAGAATGGCTCTCTGTTCTTGTTTGAAGGCATCAGGAGCAATCCTGAGTCGATCAAGTCGATGGAAGGCATCGACATCGTATGGGTCGAGGAATCAAGCACAGTCTCCAAGAACTCAATTGAGCTTCTTGTCCCGACGCTGCGCAAAGAGACCTCTGAGCTTTGGTTCAGTTGGAACCCTCGCTTCAAGACAGACCCTGTCGATGAGATGTTCAGGAATGACGTTGGTCCACCACCACGGACAATCCTGTTTGATGTATCGTTCAAAGACAACCCTTGGTTCCCTCAAGTCCTAAGAGAAGAGCTTGAGTGGGACAAGAGACGCGACCCTGACAAGTATGCCCACATATGGCTAGGGCAATACAGACGCAACTCTGAAGCTGCGGTTTTCAAGAACTGGCGCATTGACGAGATAACTGTAGCTCCAGACGTTCGGCCATGGTATGGGGCTGATTGGGGCTTCAGCGTTGACCCAACAGTGCTTATCAAGTGCTATTTGGTTGATCCTCGAACTCTATACATTGAAGCTGAAGCGTATAAGGTTGGTTGTGAAATTGATCACACTCCAGCCCTATTCGAGAAGATACCTGGTGCAAAGCGTTGGCCAATAAGGGCAGACAGCGCAAGACCAGAGACAATCAGCTACATGAACCGTCAAGGTTGGAATATCGTTCATGCGGTGAAGGGTGCTGGCTCGGTTGAGGACGGCATTGAGTTCCTCAAGAGCCACGACATCGTAGTCAACCCTTCATGCAAGCACACCATTGACGAGTTGACCATGTATTCATACAAGCAGGACAAGCAGACGAATGAGGTGCTGCCTGTCCTCGCTGACGACGACAACCACGTCATTGACGCTTTGCGCTACGCCTTGGAAGAGGCTCGCAAGAGCCAGTCAACTGGACCAAGCATAAGGAGGCTATGAAATGCCCTTTATTACTTCATTCGTTCCCCAAAGCGAAAGGTTTATGCAAGCATTTATCTTGTCAAACCCGCCAACTGACAATCGCTTCGTGGTGTGGACGGATAGCGGCCTATCCATTGAACATTTAGCCCGTTGCAATCTTAACAATACTTATTGCTACTTGAGCCCTGTTAAGCTTTCTCCCCAAGATTTACCTGTTAAAGATTTCGCTTTGTTGTTGGCCACCGAGATATTGAAGTTGACCACAGGGTAGGAAGTGCCTCTTCAATTGGCAAAGCCATCGTAAGTAGCGCTTCTCCAATCAGTCTTTTATCAGTTGTTAATAACTTTCTGTCTTTTCCGATCACTCAGCCCCTATTGAACATCGTTCAATCGAAAGGCTACACTCTTGAGTTAGGAGTTGGTGATAATCGAGTGGGAGCTGGCGCTGAAAGCCGCTTCCAGATTGTAAACAACTTTAATGGTCAGAATTGCTCCAACCTCCTGTTAACTAACGAGCCATTCCCTACCACTCGCTACGACTTTCGTTTAACTTTCGATCAAAGCTCTTTGACCTTGACTGACACCCACGGCGGAGCCCCCAACACTTACGGATCTATACGTTATTTGAAAGTGGGGGTTAAGCCGTGAGCATCTTTGGTAAATTGTTCGGCAGCCAGCCAACAGAGACAAAGGCATCGACTGTCGGTGCCATGCTGTCAACTTACCTGTTGGGTAAGCCTGTCTGGCAGCAGCGCGACTTTGCCAAGATCGCCAAGGAAGGCTATCAGCGCAACGTCATCGTGTATGCTTGCGTCTGGATGACGGCAATGGCGGCTGCTGATGTGCCTTTGGCAATCATGCGTCGCAGAGGGAAGTCAGACGGAAAGACAGAGAATGCAGACCTCGAAGCACTACTCAATCGACCCAACCCGATGGAAGATGGGATTGCTTGGCGCAAGGCTGTGTTCGCTGATTTTTTGCTTGGTGCTAACGCTTATATTGAGCGTGTTGACGTTGGTAGCCGTCCTCGCGAGCTTTATCGCTGGAGGCCAGACCGTGTCAAGGTGGTTCCGGGAGACGATGGCTTCCCTCAAGCCTACGAGTTCTCCAACAACGGTCAAACCAAGCGCATCGATATTGATATTCCCAACAAGAGAGTGCCACTCCTCCACTGGCGCGACTACAACCCGACAGACGACTGGTATGGAATGAGCGCAATCGACCCTGCGTCGTTTGCTGTTGATTCACACACCTCTGCCCTGTCCTGGAACAAGGCTCTGCTGGACAACTCTGGTCAACCTTCTGGTGCGCTTGTTTATGCTCCGAAGGAAGGCAGTGGAAAGCTCACCGACGAGCAGTGGCATCGCCTGAAGCAGGAGCTTGATGCATCATTCTCTGGCTCGGCCAATGCAGGCAAGCCTTTGTTGCTTGATGGTGGCCTTGACTGGAAAGAGATGGGCATGACTCCGAAGGAGATGGCCTTCATCGACGGCAAGAACAGTTCGGCTCGAGACATTGCACTTTGCATCGGTGTTCCTCCTCTGTTGCTTGGCATCCCTGGAGACAACACCTTCAGCAACTACACAGAGGCCAACAAAGCCTTCTATCGCCAGACTGTCCTTCCTCTCGTTTGGCAGTTCTGCCGTGCGATGAATTGGTGGCTGGCTGACTCGTTTGGTCAAGGCATCAGCATTGAGCCTGACATCGATGATCTGGCTGTGTTTGCTGATGAGCGTGAGCAGTTCTGGGATCGCATCGAGAAGAGCACGATCCTGACCATCAACGAAAAGCGTGAGAAGATGGGCTACGACAAGGTTGATGGTGGCGATGTCATCCTTGTTGCATCCTCGTTGGTTCCTCTCGAGACAGCAGCCACACCTATTGAAGGTGGTGCTGAGCCAGAAGAAGATCCTGCAGATACTGATTCTGGCAATGTAGAGGAGGAATAACAATGGGAGTTGCATCAGCATTCTGGCCATCTAGCAATGACGGTGTTCAGTCTGGCACCATCTCCGTCACTGCCACATCTCAGCGCATTCAGTTGAACGGCAATGGCGTGCATGTGTATGTTGCAAACGTAGGAGCAAACGAAGCGTTCATTTGCTTTGGAGGTTCTTCTGTTGTCGCAGCTGCAGCTGGAAGCGCAACACAGCAGAACGACGGTGTTGGAATGTCGATCCCTCCAGGGTTCGTCGGAACAATTAACCGTGGTCAAAATACGCATGTCGCTGCGATCTGCGCTTCTGGCCTTACCTCGCTTATTCGCTTCACGACAGGGGATGGTCAGTAATGCCTTACTTGTCTCTTGGTCTTGGCCTTGCTCGTGTTTCTGGCAAGGCATCAACTGCAGCCAACAAGAACCTGCTTTTCTACACGCAAGAGTTCGATGCTGGTGCTTGGATCAAGAGTGGCCTTGTTGTTGCCTCTGACACTGTTGCTGATCCTCCTCCAGGTGGAACGACAGCCGACGCTCTGACAAGCTCTGTCGCCAATGGAACGATAAGCCAGACAGTCAACATTATCCGTACGAGTGTTCGCTACAGCTTCAGCATATACATGAAGGCACCATCCAATCAGAATGTCAACATCGATCTGATAGCTGTAGGTGGATCAACATTCTCTTCTGTCGCTAACCTGACGACTCAATGGCAAAGGTTCTACATCAACCCTTCAATTGTCTCTGGCATCACTCAGTTGACTGCTCAAATCAGAGGAATTGCATCAGGCCAAACGATCCATCTCTTTGGTGCGCAGCTTGAGAGAAAGGCCAACCCAACCAACTATTCGAGAAGGGTTGCCACTTGATCAGGAACCGACAAAGGCGCATCCAACAACACGCCAAACTCGCTGCTGCTCTCGAGCGCCAATTGACGAAAGAGGTGTTTAAGTTCCTGCAGAAGTCTGGCACATTGGCTGTTGATGCTTGTTCGGCTGGCAAGTTCAAGAAGGCAGAGGCAGACGCTGTCAATGCAATCAAGGCTGCAAAACCAAGGATGCAGAAACGCCTCGAGAGCATGGCGATGGAGGCTGCTAAGTTCCAGCAGGAAGAGTTCAAGAGCCACTTCTGCCTTGAGATCAAGATCAGTCTCGGTGACATATACAAGTCTGCCCTATCTCTTTGGGCTCGTTTCCAATCTGCAGTGATGATTAAAAACATCTCTGAAACAACAAGAGAGATCATCAAAAGGACAGTCAATCAGGGTCTCGACAAAGGCAAAAGCAACCAAGTCATAGCCAAAGAGATCAAGGAACGGCTGACTGGTCCATCCGCTGCCAAACGAGCAATCAGGATTGCCAGGACTGAGACGCACAATGCCACTCAGCGTGGCTCGTATGAAACAGCATCCCAAGCTCCAATTGAAATGGAGAAGGAATGGGGTGCTACAGAAGATGCAAGGACGCGATTGACGCACAACCTTGCCGATGGGCAGGTCGTAGCAATCGACAAGCCATTCACTGTCGGTGGTATACGCATGATGTATCCAGGTGATCCGAAAGGAACAGCCAAGGAAGTCATCAACTGCCGTTGTGTTGCACTATATTGGCCGAAAGGAATAAGACCATGAGCCTCAAACATTTGCCTGTTGAGCTCGACGCAAAAGCCGTCAAGGACGATGGCACGTTTGAAGGCTATGCGTCGGTTTTCAACAATGTCGACCAGGGACGAGACATCGTCCTTGCTGGTGCATTCAAAGAATCACTAAAGCAGCGTCCTGCTCCAAAGATCAAGATGCTGTGGCAGCACTATTCAGACAAGCCAATCGGCACCTGGATGGCTGCAGCTGAAGACAGCACTGGCCTGATGGTTAAAGGCCAGCTTGCTCTTGGAACTACCCTTGGCAAAGAGACATACGAGCTCATGCGCATGGGTGCTGTCGATGGCATGTCAATTGGCTTCATGACGATTGCGGATGATTATGACAGCAAGACTGGCATCCGCAAGATCAAGCAGGCAGACCTGCGAGAAATTTCCGTTGTCACATTCCCTATGAATGAGGCAGCTACTGTTTCCTCTGTCAAGACCGAATGGCTTGAGAAGGAAGTCGAGGAGATCCTGCGAGAGGCTGGTCTCCCTCGTGAGTTCGCTAAGCGCATTGTTCTGCAAGGCTATAAGCGAGCAAAAGAGCAGGCAGATCCACGTGAGGTGGACTCCTCGAAAACTGCAGAAATGACTAGCATCCTTGCTAGCATCACCAAAACTCGCCAGCTTATTGCTGGTTAAACTCACAAAGGAGACCAGACTATGGATCGTCGCAATCTTTTGGGCAATGCTACGGAGAAGAAGAACACTTCCTTCGATCCCGCAACGCTGCCTTCCGAAATCAAGAGTGGCATTGATGGCCTGATGCGCACGTTCGAGGAATTCAAGTCCAAGAACGACGAGCACATCAAGGAGATCAAGTCCAAGAAGGTGGATGACACCGTTCTTCGCGAGCACGTTGACAAGATCAATGGTGCGATCGACGAAATGAAGGAGAGCATCGAGAAGGACATCCTCGAGATCAAGCGCAAGCAGGCAATGACTGCTGCAGAGAAGAAAGGCGAAGAGCAGCCTGAAGATGTGAAAGCGTATTCGGCCAAGTGGCAGGAATACATTCGCAAGGGTGAGAACTACGTTGGTCCTCGCGAGCTCAAAGAGCTTGAAGAGAAGGCTGCCAAGGCTCTCAACCTCGATCTGAAGGCTCTGTCTGCTGGTTCGGACACTGACGGCGGCTACACTGTCCTTCCGACTTTCGATCAGACGCTTCGCACTGTTCAGGTTCTGGTGTCTCCTGTGCGTTCAATCGCTCAGGTTCAGCAGATCGGCAACTACAGCATCCGCTTTGCTGCCGACATGAACAACGCGACTGCTGGTTGGGTTGGTGAAACTGATCCTCGTACTGAGACGGGTTCTCCTGCTCTCGCTGACATCGAGATCATCGCCAACGAGATGTTCGCCTTCCCGTTCACCACTCAGCAGATGCTTGATGACTCTTACATCAACGTCGAAAGCTGGCTGGCGAACAAGGTGGCCATCGCCATGGCCAAGCTCGAAGGTCAGGCGTATGTCAACGGTGACGGTGTCAAGAAGCCTCGTGGTCTTCTGACTTACCCGACTGTTGCTGAAGCGTCTTGGGCTTGG